ACCCTACGCTTATCACGGCGCAGGCATTGGCTCTCGGTGATATGTTCAAGAGAGATGACTACCCCACCGCTAACGAGATGATGACTAAGTTCTCATTCCGCGTTAACTACATGCCAGTCCCATCATCGGGTGACTTCCGTGTAGACGTAGGCAACCAAGCACAGGCAGAACTCAAGCAACGTCTTGAGTCTCTGACACAGGAACGCATCGACTCTGCTATGGCAGACGTGCGTGAGAGACTTAGCACCCACCTTAAACGTATGTCAGACAGATTGACTACTGACTATGTAGGCGGTGAGGCTAAGCAAAGGCGCTTCCACGACACGCTTGTCGATGGTGCGCTTGAGTTGTGCGATCTCACTAAGGCATTGAACGTGACAAACGACACAACGCTTGAGACTGCACGTAGTCAGTTAGAGCAGTTACTTGTGGGCGTGACGCCTGCTGATCTGCGTAAGAACGAGGCTATTCGTCAAGACGTCAAGAAGAACGTCGATGCCATCCTCGACAAGTTCAACTTCTGAAAGGTACACCATGGACACTACATACTTAACCAAGGTTCGTCGCATCTTTGCCACCTACGATGCACCACCTGAAACAATCCGTAGCTATCAACGCCAATGGGTGCGCTCAATCCGCACTCTGGGTAACAAGTGGTTGGTTGCTCGCCCTGTTCCACGCTTGGAGTCGTGATGCGCTTTCGTCGTACTGCTACCCCCAAGAAGTACCTGTCTGAAGGGGAGGTAGAGAGTCGTCTGTATGGCGCACCTCTGCCTGACCTACATAAGCACACGCGCCCCCTTAGTGGGGGTGCGTTGGAAGCGAAAGAAATACTCAACAACCTAGCACCAAGAAAGGGAACACTCATCATGCCTGATCTACAGTCAGCACTCAAAAACGCAATCGAATCGTGGGAGCCAACTCCCACAGGACAACAACTCAAGGAGAAACTTATGTCTAAAACACCTTTCGCAATTCAGAACAACGTCACTCGAGTCACCTTTGATTACGTGAAACTCCACCCCGGCACGACATCCGCCGCCGCCAGTCGTGATCTAGTTAAGCATGGATTTAAAGAGTCATCAGTCACAGCACTCATGGCGCAGTTCGTTCGTGCGGGGCTTGCTGTGCGAGATAACAACCACGGCTATCGTGTTACTGTGGACGAGTACACACCTATGAAGGCGAGCGCTAAGTACGCCAAGAAGACTGCGAAAGTCAAGCCAGCGACCACTAAAGACCACAAGCGACCACAAGCGACCGCAAATGACGGCATTGCCGCGCTACAACCTGATGCTACCGCCGTCAAGCGAATGGTGAATACTATTGTGTTCGGTAAGCCTCCAGAAGAAGTTATCAAGAACATGACTGTGTTGCAAGCACGCGAGTTGTACGACTACCTCAAGAGAATCTTCGGCGGATAATATGACTTGGCCTTTTCCGACATTCCCAAACCCCAAGGACACGGGCAACCGAGTTCCTAAATTTAACCCTGACAACCACGAGGACGCACCAAGATGACACAAGATGAAATCATTGAGATGCTAAGAGCATCGTGCGACAAAGACAAGGTAGACCCTGAGCAAAATGGCTTTTGGGTAATCCATACTGAAGAACTTGTAGCCTTTGCCAAGTTAGTAGCACAGCATGAGCGTGAGGCGTGTGCCGACATTGCTGAGAATTGGAAGAGCAATGGCATGCCTAGAACTGGAGTAGCAAATGAAATCCGAGCAAGGGAGAACACATGAAGAAGCTCAGTGAAACCACAGCAAGAACAACCATTGGCATGATGCGTTCAATGGCAAGTCATGTACCAATCAGCCCCTTTCATTTGCAAGCCGCTAAAGATATGGAAGACATGCTTGCAGAACTGTCGGAGTTACGCAAGCTGGGCAGAGGTAGCGGTAAGCGCAATGACGTACTAGAAGAAGTGGCGTTGGAGTTTGAGAAGATGAAAAACTTCGGTGACACAAGCGCAAGCTTTGCTGTGTTTGTGCGGAGTATGAAAAAGTGAAAAGCAATCACAACATCATTCGAGAACTACTCAAACAGTACCCCGATGGTTTGAAGTCAAGCGATATAGCTAAGCTCACGGGCATAGACAATCGTTCTGTCAACAAATCATTGGAGGGTGTGTTTGGTGTGTACGTAGATCGGTGGGAGAAGTCAACTCACCGCAATACACTGGCCGCAATATGGGTCGTCGTTGACGTACCCGAGAACTGCCCGAAACCAAATAACATGGGCAGAAGAACCAAATTAAATTCAAAGGACTGACGTGTTCACGATAAGGCGATTTGTGCAAGCCCAGTAGATGCGACCACACTTTGTCGGCAACAAGGGGCGTCCAGTCCTTTGAGTATTGACCTCTTGTTGCCATTCCGCAACGCGACACGAGGGGGCGCGTAATCTACTTATCCCCCTCACCTAATTAACAGGAGGTTGACATGTCAACACCAGAAGTAAAAGTCAAGAAGCAGATACGCAAGATACTAGATGAGTTGGGCGTGTACTACGCCATGCCCATCGGGACAGGATACGGGAACTCGGGCGTGCCTGACTTCCTTGTATGTGCTAACGGCAAGTTCGTTGGCATCGAAGCGAAAGCAGGTAAGGGTAAAACCACCGCGCTACAAGAATCCCATCTAAGCCGCATACGTGGCGCAGGGGGGACGGCAGTTGTCATTAACGAAGACAACATACACACATTAAAGGAGGTTTTATCATGACAGAAATGATGTCACAAGAAGAGTTAGAGAAACGTGTTGAGGAGATGTCAGATGCAGAGCAAGCGCACTTCAAGCTACTCATACACAAGTTGGTCATGTGCTACGGCAAAGGCAACGCGCAAGCTGTTGTCATCATGGGTCGTGCGGAAGATAGCATAGCGGGAGTCGTCACCCTAAACTGTGATGAGATGGAGGCGTCGCAACTCATGTTGGCGGCAAACGATTTTTTCGGCTTTCTAAACGTCGTGGACGCACCGCCCAAGGAGAAGTTTAATTGACCAAACCATTCGACAAAATAATAACCATCGACTTTGAGACGTACTGGGACAGCAAAGAGTACACGCTCTCTAAGATGACAACCGAGGAGTACATACGCCATGATAAATTTAGAGCGTTCGGAGCTTGCGTCCATGTATACGGAAGCGATGAACCAATTAGATGGTTTGGAGATACAGAGTTACGTGAGTACCTTGATGGGGTCGACTGGGGACGAACCGCAGTGCTTGCCCACAACGCACAGTTCGATGTATCAATTATGGAGTGGAGATACAACGCCCGACCATGTTTCATCTTCGACACGTTATCTATGGCACGAGCTCTGCGTGGCGTGGAAGTTGGAAACTCACTCGCCAAACTTGCCCGAGATTTCGGGCTCCCCGAGAAAGGGACAGCTGTACACTCAACTAATGGAGTTCACGAGTTGGACGCCGCGCTCGAGCGAGACCTCGCTGAGTACTGCAAACATGATGTGTTTCTGTGCGAGGAAATATTCAAACGGTTGGTGGATGCCTATCCATCCAAGGAGTTAAGACTCATCGACATGACGCTTAAGATGTACACGCGTCCGCTGTTACTGTTAGATCAACCAATGTTAATCAAGGCACTAGCCGAGGAAGGAAACGCTCGTGAACAACTACTTCAGAGGCTCGGCGTGGAAGATGCTGAGTTGGCATCGAACCCAAAGTTTGCTGAACTACTTACAAAACTGGGCGTTGTTCCGCCTACCAAGACGAGTAAAACCACAGGCAAGACAACGCTTGCCCTCGCGAAGAACGATGCCCTCTTCCAGACGTTGCTCAACAGTGAACGTGAAGACATTGCCCTACTTTGTCAAGCGCGTCTTAAGGTTAAATCAACCACTGAACGGACGAGAGCGCAAAGGTTTCTCGACATTGGCAAACGTGGTACGCTTCCGGTGCCGCTCTCTTACTATGGCGCACAGACGGGGCGGTGGACGGCGGCCAAAGGCAGTGCCATTAACATGCAAAACCTCAAGCGAGGTTCGTTCCTACGCAAAGCGATTATGGCTCCCGAGGGCTATCAACTGGTCGTTGGGGACTTATCTCAGATTGAACCGCGAGTGCTCGCGTGGCTTTCGGATTACGAAGATATGCTCAACATCTTCAAGGGAGGTGGTGACCCTTACGCGGCTTTTGGGGCTCAGATGTTTAACATTCCGAACCTCACCAAAGAAACACACCCAGATCTGCGACAGTCTGCGAAGTCTGCGCTACTCGGGTGCGGTTATGGCCTCGGCTGGGCGTCGTTTGCCTCTCAGTTACTCGTCGGTTTCCTCGGTGCACCACCGGTCAGGTATTCGAAAGACTTTGCAAAGAGGCTAGGCGTTGACTCGGAGTACGCGGAATCCTTTGCCAAGTGGAACGGCAACGATGAAAAGATGTTTGACATCCCACACACCTGTTCTACCAAGGAGTTGTTGCACCATGTGCTTGCGTCCAAAGCTATCATAGATACGTATAGGAGAACCGCGCACCCTGTTGTAGCGTTCTGGAGTCTCTGTGAAACAGCTTTACACAGGGCGCTTGTCAATGGTGAGGAACTGGTGTATAAATGTGTTACGTTCCGCAAAGGTGAGATAGAATTACCAAACGGGATGAAGTTGTTGTACCCCAATCTTCGCTATGAGAAGGACGACAAAGGTAGGAGCCAAGCAGTCTACGGGCCACACGCTACCAAGTTGTATGCAGGGAAAATAACGAACAACATTACGCAGGCATTGGCACGTATTGTTATGACGGATGGTATGTTGAGGGTAGCAAAGAAATACCCAATCGCAGGCACAGTGCATGACGAACTGATTGCTGTTGTACCTGACGATGAAGTGGTTGACGCTAAGACTTGGGTCTTGGCGCAAATGACTATGGAACCAAGCTACATGCAAGGTATTCCATTGGACGCTGACGGTGGCGCTCACCGTAGATATGGGTTAGCAAAAAACTAGGAGAAGCAATGCAGATACCAAAACGCATCAGAGTGGGCAGTACTGAGTACGCCACAATCATGGTCGACAAAGCCAAACGACAAGACACGCTAGGCACAATCGACTACACACACGGCATCATCTGGCTTGCCAAGAAAGATGCTTACGGCAACAAGTTAGACAAAGCAGAACTGGCCGACTCGTTCTGGCATGAGATGACTCACGCTGTATTACACGACATGAAGCACGAGCTATGTAGTGACGAGAAGTTTGTCAATGCTTTCGCCAACCGCCTATCAAGCGCAATCAACTCAGCCCAACTATGAAACAACCCGCATGGTCACACTCAGCCCTCAAAGATTTCGAGGGTTGCCAACGCCGTTACCAAGAGGTCAAGGTCTTGAAGAACTACCCGTTCACTGAGACTGAGGCAACACGTTACGGCAATCAGGTACACAAGGCTATTGAGGACTACATCGGAGAGGGTAAACCAATACCGCCTGAGTACTCACAGTTTCAACCTGTAGTGGACGCCATGCTGAAGAAGAGTGGGCGCAAGCTTGCCGAGTATGAGATGGCGCTGACTGTCGACCTCAAGCCAACAGGTTGGAAAGACAAAGACGTATGGGTGCGCGGCATTGCTGACATCCTAGTCGTTGATGACGACAACCTGACGGCATGGGTGGGTGACTGGAAAACTGG